AACGGCAGAAAAAATATGAATTTTAATTATTTAATATACTCATGAATAACATTATCATCATCAATAAGACCAATTAATTGATTTTCATTTACGCCAAAATCAATGGTATCTGAATCTTGCCCATTGGCATGAATATAAAATTGCACATTACCATTTCCATTTATCTTAGCACATATTTCATGATAGATATGACCTTCTATTATTTCCTTTTTCAAATAATCTTCAAATGTTTGCATATAATTACTCCTTTATATATTCTTTCATATCGTCTAATAATTTTTCTGCTAAATGTGCTGAACAAGTTGCAATATGTTCTTCATACTTCCTAGATAAATGCCTATGACAATGATATTGCAATTCTACTCCTGCATGGTATGATTCATGTATAATAACTTCTTTAGTCAGCGTTTCTTTATTTAATCTAATTGAACCTATATACTTTTGATTCATTGAAGCCGGAACAAATATACCTAAAATATCTTTATTCTTATCTGGCTTTTTATAATCATTTAACATTTCATCTTGCGTATCATATAGCCAAATATCAACTTCATATTCTTTATTTTGAGATTCACCTTTAGCTTTCCAATAACATTCGCTAATTGTTTTCATTTATACAGGAAGCTTTCTTTTTAATTTATTATAATCATCTAATGATACCCATTTACTTCCGTCATCTTCAGTAACTACTTGAGCTTCTTTTACTTCTTCCATGCAATATATTTCAACCAAACAATTATTAATAGCCATTCCGCCTGCCCGATATAAAGTTTCATAATCCTGTGATTCAAATCTCATTTTATCATAAATCAAATATCTAAAAGTACCTATATCCTTTATCAATTTTTCAAATACCCATGAGACTTGCTCGACAGTTGGTTTTTCCATAACCTTCCTTTTAATTGCCTTTACTATTCTACGTTTGTCTAAATCAATATGCAATTTATCTTGATTAGCATCTAAAATAATATCTAATGACAATGGAGTATCTATCATTCTTCTAGCCAATCAGGATGATATTCTTTTGCATAATCATTGTAATTCTGGTATGGGATGACTCCTTCCTCTCGCGTCCTCATCAATTGCGGAGAATATCCTGCCACTTCAAATCGACAATTACAACGGCAGTTGCACCGTTCCTCTGGTGGTAATTGCTCATCTCCTGGATGATCTGCAAAATTATCTCCTGGCCCTTCTGTAAATGAACCATCTGGCAATATCCATCCATCTTGCTCATCAGTTTGTACTCTCGTCGCGCCATCCATCTCAATATGCGTATCCCTTGTCTTGTCGTCTTTAGTTGCTGACCAAACAGGACCGCCGTCTATTCCCATATCTTGTGCTTGCAAATATGAATACGCTTGGCCTGCATTAATAGCATTCATTCCCTCTGTCCTAGTAATGACCATTGCATCTGAATAAATCTTATTGACTGATTTCTTTATATCTTTTGCCATTGAAGCGAATGACTTGCCTTGCGATAATCCATTCAATAATGCTGACCTGATATTCTTTTTAGCATTCAATGAATAATTCTTCAATGCGTTTTGTATATAAATATTCTTTGGATTGGTAATGTCAAATGGCGCGAGTAATGATTTAAGGTTTACAAGTCCCCATGACAAACGCAATCCTGTTCCATTATCTAATGCCCATGCGTATTGGAAGAATGATTGCTGGAATTGCTCTGGCAATAATTTCTGAATTGTTTTTACATTGTTTTTCAATGCTGGTTCTAATTTAGCTAATATTTGATCTTCCATAGTCGAATACTTATTATATTTAGTCATTTCAGCTTTCGTCAATTCACCATTGATAGCATACTTATCATAAATCTTTGTCATTTCACCATAAATAGAAGTTAAAGCATCAAGCAATTGTTGCTGTATTTGTTTAGAATACTTTGCTTCATTTTTTAATAGAGTGTTTAATGCTTGCTGCTCTAACTTGCTAAGTTCTGGCATTTAGTTACTTCTTTTTAGAGGTTAGAATATGTAATGCTGTTGCTTTCATTATAGCTTTTTGTTTAGGAGACATTCCTTCTCCGAACACTTTTTTATTCTTCCTTTCTTCCTGCCTGATCCTGGTCCACCCATAATGTTCTCCTTTTATCCGTTAGATAATTTACCGGTAGTATCTGAAAATTGCTGAGGTCCTGAACTGCTCAATACTTGCGCTTTTGCCGTAGATAAATCCATGCCATTGCTTACTAATTGATCTATTTGTTTTTGCTGGTCAGGATCAATAGTAGTAGGTTCATTATTAATATCTAATCCATTATTATTTGAATATAAATCGCCTCCTGTCATTGCTTGCCGTTCCTCTTGCTCATATTCTAATTCCTTTTCAATATCAGGTATAATATCCTCTGGCATAATTCCTATAATAGCACGTCTGCTAAACCCTGCTTGCATCATAGTTAATGCAGTATCAGCAAACTCCTTATTATTTACTGGCATATTGCGCTTATGCTGGATAGTAACCATTTCATGCCCACCAGCCTTGTTCAATATGGCAAATACCGTGCAAATCAAATCTATTCGCCTATTCAATGCAATATCAAAATCTGCCTCTGCGCTTGATACCAAGTTTTCAAAATCAAACATTAACCTTTGTATTGCTATTCCTGATGCTCCTGCCATCCTATCACCGCTGAAATCAGGAACATGGGATTGAATATGTATTTGCTCACGTAATTTAGTTCCAATAGAATCAATGAATGCTGTAGGTATATCCTTGGTCAAGAACTTTATATCAGCATCTTTATCTAATCCTTCAAATATACGTCTACGTTTAATTTCTTTTAATGCATTATTAGATTTTACTGGATCTTTCTTATCAATGGGATTGGTTAATGATATTCGCTTCATTATTAAATAAGCGAATGCGAATCTATCAAATTCATTCATGGAATCAGACATCAATACATCATACGCATCAATCAATGCAATTACATTCTCGAATATAGATTGTATCTCGTCTCCCATATAATAAGCGATGACAGGAACTTCACCAAATGGATTTACTTCTGTAGGAATAACATCAGGCATCAATAGCCATTTAATTGAATTAATATCTTTCTTTTCCCTTATATAATGTTCTATATGATCTTCATAATAGACATCTACCTTGTATTTAGTAGGATCGTCCATCATATAATATCTAATTGCCATGATGATATCTGGTTCTGGCTCGAAATTATATAAACAAATCATTTCCCTTGGATCGACGGTAAAGAACTTAGGCACTGCCTTTATATTTCCATCAATGGTATCTGAATCTATATACATTATTTCATATGAAAGGCCAAATATTCCTGTATTGCGTCCTGCCCTATTTGTCTTTACATGCTCATTGTTCAAATCAAATAGTTTCTTTAATTCATTAGTAAATGTTTCTTCTGTTGATAATGGGATATTCTCGTCAGTAGGTATTTCCTTATTCTCATCATTATCTGTCTTAACATTTGGCTTATATGAAATGTATTTAGGCCGATACGCATAACCAGTAAATGTATTTATTATCTTCCTGGCATATGAAACAATAATCTTATTATCAGGATTATTAGAATCAGGGGATTTCCTAGAACTTATCTTTACATTCTTTCCTTTATAGTATTCCCATAAATCATTCAAGTGAGGAACTTGTTTAGTTTCATAATCTTCTATATATTTTAGAATATCATCAGAAGATAAAACTGTTTTAGAAGTCTTTTGTAATACCATTTTATCCTCGCCTACAAACTAATCTTGAATATTGTTTCTTTTTCATTTTAGGTTGGCTACATTTAATTGTTTGTCTCTCTAATTTATATTTTGGCTTTTCTTTGATAACAATTTCTTCTGGCCATTCAAAAGAACAATTATAAACTGAGTATGAATCTGTATAATAACTAAAATTGCTATTTGTTTGAGTACAATTATTAGTTCCTAAATACATTTCATAATCTCCTGGTGCCATTTATTTACTCCTTATTATTTTAACATTAGAACCAAAATTCAATTTAGCAAATTGATATTCTAAATCATTTTTCACTATCAATGTTTGCCCTT